TCCAATCATTTAATGCTGTCTGTAATTCTTCATATGTTGGCTCTGGAAATAGATTTGTTATCTTAGGCTGATCCATTATTGATTTTGCAATTGCTTTATCTTCTGTAGCTGCTGATGTATTAGGCTTAACTCTAATAGCTGTCTTTGGATATTGTCCAGGACCTTCAGATGGAGTAAATTCAACGTCAATGTCTCTTCCATTCATTAAGTCGGTAATATCACCATAATCAGGATCTGCTATAATAGATAATAATTCAGAATAAATTGTTTTTCCGAATCCCCAAAATTTAACACCTTCAGATTCTTTACCTCTTACTATAACAGGAACATATGTTCTCATTTTAGGTTCAATTTTTCTGCCCATTAGCCAATCATCTTTGTCACCAGTTTTCTTAAGCTTTTCAGCAAATTCTACTACTGGATCTGCATTGCCAAATGTTATTGGAGAGAGCATACTTCTCTTTGCAATATCATAATGGAAATACATTTCTAGGAAAGGGTTTTCTTTTCTGTGAACGTAAGGGACAATTCTTACTCTTTGTTTACCAGGCTCTGGTCTGAAATAGTTATTTTTTCTGTCGTTAGTTGTTGTTAATTGGTTAAGTTTCGCCTTTATGGCGTTTAAGTCTAAACTCATATTGTATCCTTTAATTGTTTAATTGTTATTATTTGTTTATTTATTAATTATATTATAAGTAATTAATTCGTTAATTCAAAGTTAATTGTGTAATTGTTTAATTTTTTTATTGTTTAATTTGGTATCCAAGTCTCTGTAATGATTGTCTTACTGTAGGAACATTTGTTCCGCCATGATAATTCATGTCATATAACTCGTCACCGACATCATCAACATAATCTTCTACTGATCTTTTTAATATTTGAAATACTTTATTTAATGTGTTAATATCCTTCATTGCAGCAAATATACTTTGTATAACTGCTTCTAAATCATTTCCTAAACCTATTCCTTGAAAATCTATTGATATAACTGGGGCGTCTGCTTGTTTTAATAATCCGGCCATATCTTCTATAGTAACTGTTCCGGCTTTTAGAGCTTTATATACTTCAGCTGTATTTTTAAATTTTGCTTGTTCTTGAAGATTTTTAGTTCTAAATCTTCTCATATTTTCTTGTAATTTACTCATTATTTTTCCATTTTTTCTAGTGTGTCAATATCAAAATCTTCTAATTCGCCATGAAATGCCATTGATCCTTCCATACCCCATTCATTATCGCCGGCGTCTGCTCCCATTAGATAAATTGCTTTTTCATATCCATGGTCATCAACTTCATCATAATCATCAAATTCTATGTCAAATGGTGCACTTCCATCTATACTAACTGTTATTGTAAGATTTGTACCACTTCCCATTTTTGTATTTTTTAATTCAATGCTTGGTTGATAGTTTTGATTATCTTTATATTTTAAATCTGTTCGTATATTTCCGTCTTTGTCTTTTAAAACTTCTTTCATTTTTTTCTTTTGATATTCTTTTTGCACATCTTCTAATGTAGGTAAAGATCCATTTGCCTTTCTTTCCCAGGCATATGTTTCTTTTAATAAGCTTTTCAATTTAATCATGATATTATTTTCTTTGTTACATATATAAATATAGTTAAAAATTAATTCTTTTAAAAAATACCAAATCTACTCTACGATAACCATTGTCGTCCGTTAATAAAAAAGAATTTTCAAATGCTTCCCATGGCAATATCATTGTTTTGTCTAGTATACCATTATTTAAATCTTTGATAACTTCATTTAATGCATTAACCGTATACAATGTGTTAGTTTCTTTTTTTCTGTGTATTGATATTGTATTTTTACCTCGATATCCGTTGTCTTCGGCATTGAATGTGCAATACAGATCGTTTCTATTTTCATAGTTTGCAAATACAAATATTCTATTTTCTGGAATTTCGAAATTCTGTTTGATATATTCTGTAACTATGTCTAAGTTTGTTTTATGTGCAAATGTGCACAATAGTTGTGTCCTCACTCGTTATCCTAACTTTGATCGGTCATAAACGTATATTCGTCTTTGACGTATTTTTTAAGTTTAAATCGAAACATTCCTTTTGTAACATTAGAAATCACAAAGTCATTAGCTGTTCCTATATGTGGGGTAGTTTGTTTATCAAAATACCAAATTAATCCGTTGATACCAGCAAAATAAGTATTTTTTACATTTTGTAATTGTTGTATTAAATATGACGGATCTTTTATAAACATCGATCTCTCTAATCGTTTAAACCAAATAATTACATCTTTATTTTCGTTTGTTATTGAATCTCCTATGTTTATTGTAATTGGCTTATTGGTTGAAGATGCAACTTTAAATTTTTCAGCTTCGTCATCACTTACCCAATATGATTGTTTATCTCCATCTTGATTAGTAGTTATTCTTGTATCCCTAACATCTGTGTCTAATTTTGTTTGATAGAAAATCTGATTTAGTTCTTGAAATCCTAAATACCAATGCTTCCAAAAAAAGCCCATTGCTACTTCACGAAATATAGCAACATTTTGAGAATTTTGTTTTCTATTTGCAAACCGGTCTTTTATTATTTGAATCATTTTTTGTAATGCTCCATGAGACTCTTTGTCGACCATTGGAGATAACGTATTGAAAACGTCACCTAAATCAGAAAATGGCTCTATAATATTTTTATAAAAATCTCTTAGCTCAAATGTAAAGGGAAATTTATTAGCATCTCCATCTCCTGCAGGATCAAAATCATAATTACTTGGAGTTAATTCTTTTACTTCCCATGTTTCTTCATTATCTAATTTAATATCTTTATCTTGATTTCCTCCGGAATTACTTCCTGCTACTCCTAATGTTACTGGTACTTCTCCGCTACCTTGATCTCCGCCTTTGATTGGCCAAAATTTAACAAATGGTTTGTATCCTTCGCCGTTTACATATGATTCAATTGAATGAGTTCTGAAATTTTCTTTGAATGCTATTTTTTCTTGTGCAGATAAAGTATTATATATTTGTATAACAGCATCTATAACCGGCTGTTTGACATTTGCAGCAAGTAGTTCGTCAGACATAGTTGCTAAAAAATCTTCATCTTGTTCATTTAATCCTTTAGCTTGATAAATTGTTTGATCGATTTCTTGTTCAGACAGCATATTGGTTTCACGTAACACAGAACGAAGTACTTCATAATCTGATTCTTTAGTCGGATATCCAACATCTAATTGATATGTCCATTCATTAATAATTTTATTTATCATAACTTGAAGTCATTCATTTTACTATAAATATTGCCTACTTTACATTTAACAGGGAAGTTCTCTCCTTCTAAACATGATTTTATATTTGGTAATATTTGTTTAGCTTCATGAATTGGGACATCGAATAGAACAGAATCATATGTATACAATATAATACATGTTTTATATTCTTTCAACAAGTATGATAATTGATTTAATCGATTTACAGTAAACTCTGTTTCTAAAGCTTGTAAATAATAATTAAATAATTTATTTTGATTCATGTTAGACAAATTATCTTTACTTAATACTCGTTTTAAAATTGGAGTTTTTATATATCCATTACGTTTCCATTCATTCCATAACGAATAAACAAACTCATTTACTTCATTAAAAAATGGAATTTTTAAAAATTCTTTTTCTATATGACCATATAACAACCTAAATGTTATTTGTTTACTCTGTTCATATTGGTCAGATGTTAATGTTTCAGTGCCAAAATAAAATTTACCAAAATATGTGTGAATAGATCCAGTTGGTAATTTATATCCAATTAATTGAGCTATTAATCTTACATGATATGCATCAAAATCAAATTCAACTAATGCACCATTTTCAAATCTACTACAAAATGAATCTCTTGTTCCATCTTGTTTATTCATTGCTGCAAAATTGAATCCACGAAATGCATTTGAAGGCCGGCCTGTAGTTGTATGATAATGATAATTTGAATAGACCTTGTTGTTAGTAATTAACTCTTTCATTTTAAAAGAATTAGTTACTTGCATTCCGTTAGATTCAATATCGGCAAATATTTTTGGATAATGTGTATTAAATTGTTTGTATGATTCAGTTAATTTAGAATTAACAATCATTGGCATTGCATACTTTCGTATTTTTTGACACATTTGAGCATGCTTCATTATTGGAATAATTGTATTAACATATTGTAAATTTGTATGTCTCCTCCAATAAAAAGTATGAGCTGACGTATAATAATGATTATCATCATATGATTCCCCATATGTATACCACCAAAGAGTTTTAACATCATACACGTTATTATTTCCGCCCATTTGTATCCATAACTTCTTGTCATGTACAAATATAGATTCAAGACTTAGAACTTTGTGTAGGAGTTCTGTAAAGCCGGTTAATTGTTCAGTATGATGTATAGGAACAATGAATTCAATTTCATTACTAGAATATATGTATATACAAGATATTTTATTTATAGATGGATGCAGTTGATGATCTGCTAGTATCGGAACTGCTAATACATGCGAATCCTTTTCAATATTTTGTAATAACGATTCTAGTTCTTCTGAGTCGTCAATTATTATCATACATTACTATAATAATAATTTTTTTGTAATTATCAAAATATTTTCAATACGAATTAGTTGAAGTAACAGAAGTAGTAGAATTCGGCAATGAATTACTAACAATATCTGGTTGATTTATGTTTTTAGGAACAATATATGTAGTATCTGTATAAAATTCAGAATATGATTTAATATATTGTAATAATTCTGGCATTTTTCTAGATTTAATTTCAATTTCTTTTATGTTTTGTTCAATAACTCCTTCAATTATAATACCATTAACTATAGTTGTATTCAATACTCCAGAAATTTTCCAATTAATTGTTTCCAATTGATATAAGTTATTATCAATTTTTTTTGCTTGATATTGTTTCAATGTTTTAGAATCAATTTCAATTAATTGATTTGTAGATACATTTTTTAAAATATTGCGTGTTATTTGCTTATTTTTAATATCTTCATTATTTGGTATTAAATAATATTGAGTAGGAGATTGAAAATTTGTTTTAATTTTAGGTTTATTTTTTTTAAATGTTTGTACATCAATACTTTCTTGTGCATAAGGAATTAATGGAATTGATTTGTTTGGATCATATAAACCTTTAGTAAATATTTCGCCTGTTAAATATTTGTGATATAATCCAATATATTCTATACGATCTGATGTCATATATTCCTGGCCAGTAGTATATTGATTTTCTATAATTTCTTCTTCGGTATAATATTCTTTTTGTCTCATTATATTATTGATTTACTTCTTGGTCTACTTATACATGATATAGCAGTTGTCCATTGGCCAGTTGCGTCAACATTATGAACTATTTTTACAATATTAAATACATAATCATCACTATATTTTTTAGGAATTCCTCTAAAATGTAAAACATCTCCATATCTAAATCCATTAATACCATCAATTGTAAATTCTAAATTATATACCCATCTAGGTTTTTGAGCAGTTAAAGATTCTTCTAGATCAGGTAATGAATATTTATCATAATTTTGTAATGCATCTTGTAATTTTTTTATTTTTGCACTATCTTGATAATCATTTGTTAAATCTTGTTTTGCTTCTGATAATATATCAATTGCTTCTTTATGTTTTATTTTCCATTCTTTTATATGTTGTTTTCTTGCCGTACCAGATGAATTTAAATATGGATTAAATGCTGAAGTTGCTGTTGGTGATATATTAACTGATTGAAATCCTAATAATGCATTTTTAAATTCTGCAGGTAAATCATATCCTAATTTCATTTCTCGAACAATAGTTCCTTGATCTGCAGATGAAAATACAGGAATTTCATATTCTGCTACATTTTTATCTGGGCCGATATATTTGGTATCATAATATATTAATGTGCTAGGAAGTTCTGGATGGAAAATTAATCCAGGAAATATAGTTAATCCAGTTTGCTTTTTAATTTCTGTAGATATTGCTATCATAAAATTTTTAATGGTAAATGGTGTTTTAGTATCATCTTTTAATGCTGATTCTAATTCTTCGATAACATTTAATTCAATAAGAATTCTAGATAAACATCCGTGTTTAACAGGTTCTCCTTCAATTGTTGTTGTTTCATAAAATCCTGGAACGTTTTCTGCATTTTTAATTCCATCAAAATAATTGACTTCATATGATTTAACTGCTGTATATTCTAAGTTTCCAATAGCGTCTTTATTATCTGCAATAATTAATTTTCCAGTTGGAGTATCAATTTGATTTATTCCGTCTCCTGTAGCTACGGTTATAGTTTCGAAACCATATGAATTTGTTTTGAATTCTGCTTCATTACCTTGATATAAAAATATTCGTTGCGGATCTGCAGATACTAATTCTTTGAAAAATCTTGTTTTACTTATTTGATCATTACATATAATTCTCATATTTGGAACAGAAGTTCGTTCAGAAGTTCCATAATATTCTTCAATTATATCATTAACGCCATATGGATCATTTGGATCTCCTATACCGCCCATGCCTCCAGCTCCAGGATTACCTGGAATATTTGTCGATGTTTCTTTTGGCTTAGATACTGGTTCATATAAAATTTTTTCAATATAATCTATTAAAAGACCAATTGAAATAAATGTTTTATATTGATATTTAGTTCCATCTGGGTTAGTATATAAAGGTCCATATAATATTGTACGATCTTGTTTTACTGGCGTATTATCAAGTACTTGATGTGTTTTTATAAATCCATTCGAATTATCTTTTTTTTGACTTTCTACAATTAAGTTAATTGAATCTTTAATTCTGCCGGAAAAAGTACTAGTAATTTTTTGATCAATCTTTGCATTTGGTATTTCCGGATTTGACACAAACATAGATACATCAGCGTATATAGAAGCTGTTGCAGTAACTGTTAGTGTAAAAGTTATTGTGCCGTCTGTTTGATAGTCTGATTTATATCCGTTTACAAATCCATTAAAAATCATTTTATTCATTTCAAGAAATTGTTCTATGTCTTCAGGATTATCCCCATATTGTTGTTTAAGAATTCTTGTTGTAAACAGCATTTCATCTTGAGCTAACAATGTAGTTCCACTTAGTATTGCTGAATCCGGATGTTGTATTTTAATTTGTACTGTTCGACCAGGTTTTAAAAAACTTTCTTCGATTAAATCCAATGTCGACGGATCTGGAATTGTTATATTGATCGTTGCAGAATTTATTGCAAATTGTGCTTGATCTGCTATATTAATTTGTACTCCTGTTAATACAGGACCTATTCTTGTTGAATCATTAGCTAAATATCCATCAGTTCCTCCAGCTAAATAAGATCCTCCATATTTATTTGTTGTGGAAATTCCGCCTCCTATAGAAGTAATTGGCTTATCATCTTCTATATTGTCATATGCACTTACTACAACATTTGCTATTTTATTTAACATAAAATCTATACCAGTAGTAGTACGATTTAATTTTCCAGCCATTGATCTAGCTGTTAGTTCTTTTTTTAATGTTGAATTTACTTGCGAATAAAAAACATCTGACATAACTAAATTAATTCTTCTATTATATTTTTTGGTGGTATTCTTAAACGTGTATTAATAGGAACAAACAATGTTCCTTTTCCAATTCCATTTGCTAATCCTATAGCCCACCAAAAGTATTCATCATCGTAAAATTGTTTTGCTAATTGATCTAATCGCTCAACAGAAGTAGTTATAATATATATATCTGAGTCAGATGTTGGTATAGTTGGAAGAAAGCTAGATGCAAATCTACGTTTTCCATTAGAATTTTTTATTACTGGTATATTTTTATATCTACTCATAATTATTATGTTATTTTTGCAATAGAATTGCCGGCTTTTCCAATATCTTAAGATATGTTTTTACTTTTCTTAAACAATCCACGAGCACCATTCTTTTCTTTTTCATTTTTTTGTTTATCTTGTAATTCTGCTATTGATGCATCATCAAATTTTGTATCAGGTGTTAGCATTGAATCACTTAACCAATCTTTATTTCCAGCTTTTGGTTGTCCTTCATCGTCAAACTCTTTAGCTAATGTATAGAATCTTCCTCCTTTTTGTGGTAAATAATCTGTTATTAAGAATCCAGATAATGTGACGTCAATTTTTTTAGGAACTTCCATATTAGTTGGGTCTTTTTCTATATTAATTTCCCATGTTGTTTCTGAATCTTGAAAAGTATAAAATATACTACTAATTGCAATTGGTTGATGAACTAACAAATCTCCTACTGTTATTCTCAAATATGGAGCTTTCATTACAATTGTATCATTTGAATATTCTGGTGCTGTATAACTAGCTAAATAATTTAATTTTCTATATATTGGTTTTAATTCATCACGATGTGTTGCATATATAGTAAATCCTATATCAAAATTTCTTGAAAATCCTTGATATGTATAATTTGGATCTGCTCTGCCTATAAATTGCACTGGACTCCAATTTGCAGAAAATGAATCAGTTAACGAATTTATTATTGCTCTAAATACAATTACATCATCTTGTTCGTTTGAGTTAGCATGTAGTTTAGGTCCGGTAAAATAAAATTTAATTAAGTCAGATGTTTGTCCTACTCCTAATTTATCTAATGTATTTCCTAATATAGATACTTTATTATCAATAAAATTTTTAATTAATCCTTCTGGTTTCCATTGATATATATTATTTTTTCCACGTTGTGAAAAATCAATTACAGATACCTTATCACCGGTAAATTCTTTTAAAGATTCTAATGGATTAATAGTTTGTTGCCATTGTCCACCAGGTTCAAATGCCTTTTCACCTTTTTTAAACAAGTTTTTTACTTTCAGCGAGCTTCCAGCTAATTTATTCCATGTAGTTGCAACTTCAGTTCTAGCAGTAAAATCTAAATCAGATTCAGGATTACTATCCGGAAAGCCGTATGTTGATTCTAAATTAAATACAGTATAGGCGCCACCAGGCAATAACTGAGCAGCTGCATAAGCTCCTGCTGTTGCACTTCCACGTAGCGCAGCTGCAGCACCATGTATAAATTTTTTATTTTCAAATCGTTGTCTATAATCTTGAAAGGTGCTATTTCCGGGTAATGCTGGATTTTTAGTTAACTTATCAAATGGCAATGTTTCAAATGTATTTGGTTTTTTTAATCCATCCAATATACTATTACTTCCTAATAATGCAGATGCTGCAGACAGGCCTGTATTTGATAAGTCTAATTGGTCAAGATTAACATTTAATCCAGAAAAATAATTACTAGCAGCTTCTTTGAATTTTATGGAATCTGCGGATTGTAATATATTTAATTTAGGTGTTATTGAATCAGAATAATATGAATTTTCATTGTATGGTACAGTATCACCTAATTGTATTTCCGGAATATACATTTTTGGTTCTTGAGTTAATGTTGACATAGGAGGAAACAACTCCGGAACTGACATCAATGTTATAAAATTACTATTAACAACACTAGTATTATTTACTTGAGTATTAACATTGTATGGAATACCAAATATACCAGTTTCTGATTGATCGGTATTGACATTGTATGGAATACCAAATATACCAGTTTCTGATTGATCAGTGTTAACATTGTATGGAATACCAAATATAGTTGTTGATGATTGATCGGTATTGACACTATAAGAATTTAATTTTTTATTTGATGTAGATAAATTTTTTTCTGCAGAATATATAGTATTAGGCGTACCAGTTCCTGTTTGAGATGACTCAATTGAATATGTAATTCCAGGAGATCCATTTCCATATTGAAATAAATCTATAACATATGGATTTAATTTTTTATTTGATGTAGATAAATCTTTTTCTACAGAATATCCAGATTTTGGAAATAATGAGTTTTGCGAATTATAATTCGGATTTGGATTATAATTTAAATTTATATCAAATGTATTTGCCATATCTATATTTCTATGTTAATCTATTATCTGCAGCCATTTCGATAGATGTTAATATAGCATCTCCGTCAAATTTATTTATAACATTGAATTGAATTTCTTTTAAAGCATCTACTATAGCTTGAGAGCCACCTCCACTCGATGCCATTTGATTATTTGGAGTAATAGTTCCAGCAGTAGATGGTGTAAACATTTCTGGCCCAACTTCTCCGACTACATATGATGTTCCAGCTGCTACTGGTCCGCCGAATTGTCTCTGTTGGATTGCAGTTCCGGTTACAGTAGATGTAGCTGTAGATTTAAGTAATTCTGTTCCAAATTTTATGTCGCCACTTAGAAATAATGTATCAACAGCTAGTTGTCCTATTTTTGTTTCAAAAAAATCAGTAAGTGTTTTTGTAATACTACCTTGTGCTTTGATGAACTTGTCTGCAACAAATTTTGCATCTGTTGCACCGGTTACAGCAGCTGCTTTTTTTTCTGATATGTCTGTTTTAACTCTATCAGTACTTGTTCTTAAATCCAGTTCGTCAATTAATTTATTGAGTTCTACAAGACTCATATCACCTTGATCAGCACTGCCTATTTTTTTTAATTCTTTTTGTCTAACCAAAACTTTTGACAACGTAGATTCTTCTATGCCTAACATATCTGCAGCTGCTTTACGAGCTTTAAAGTTTGTTTTTAGCATATCTCCATGTGTTGCAACAACATCATTGATAATTTCTAATTGTTTAGCTGCATCTCCATTAATTGTTGCTTGTGCCATAGATGCTGCTATATTTTTATTAGTTTGAGTTTCAAATCTTTTTCCGGAAAACATTTGAAATGTCATAGAAGCTTCTGTTTGCTTTTGAATGTCTAAAAATCCTTCTCCGGATTTTTGTAAATCATTTAATGTTAATCCTAAACGCTTAGCTTCTAATACAGTTTTTACTAGATCACGTTTACCCATATTACTAAATTGTCCTACTATATCATCTGACAATGTACTAATTTCTTGGAAAAAGTCTTGGAAGGCTCCTTGATAGCTAAATCCTCCTTCACCACTCGCAAATTCTGTGGCTATTTTTGCATATTCGGTAATTGATGGTATCAATTGTCCATTTTGTAAGTTTGTTAGTCTACGTACAGCAATTGCTGAATTTTCGTCTAATTTTGCTCTATCACGAAGTACTTCATTTGCAGCTACTTGTGTTTTAAAATATTTTTCATTTCCTTTAATAAGTTTTGCAGTACCTGGAATAAAATTTTGTAATTCGCCAATATATTGTTTTGCTGTGTTACGATTAACAGTCATTTGTATATCAAGTGCATCAATACTTTTTGCAAATGCGACTGCATCGTCTGAATTTAATTTTAATGCTTTTTGTAATCCTAATGCTCGATCTTCTAAAATATTGAATCTATCAATAACTTTAAGGGCAGCATTTTCTACTAAACCAAGAACTTGAATTGTTTTATCTAATTCTCTGTTTGCTGTAGCTATATTAATTCCTAATGTGCTTTTAAAGTCACTAGATGCTTTATCTAATTTTGATTGTGCTTTATTTTTTGCGTCTTCTTCAGGAGATACAGGCTTGGTATTATTCTCTCCTTGTGTAGGAAGTAACTTTAATATTGATATAGTTTTATGAATATTCATTAATGGATTCTTTTTAATAAATATTTAAAACGGACCTTTTTCGATATGTTTTTTACTTTTATTAGAAGTTGAACCACTTTGGCTAGATATTTCATTTTTTTTCTCTATTATTTGATTTAGTTTGTTTGTATAGAATTTTCTTAAATAGATTGGCATATCATATATAGTATTCCAAGACCATCTCCCTTCTCCTAACCAAACTAAATCAAAAATATGATCATGTAATCTTGGTTTATCAGTTGGTTTCAGGCCAAAGAAGTTCTGGTCCAAATTGAAACCCGGCAGTAAAGGTGCCTCCATCTTCACCTTCAAACTCATATTCTTTTAAAATTGCTGGAGCATTATCTGAAACATATCTCTGAAATTTTCTAGAATCTGCTAACGAAAATTTATATTTTAAAAATTCATCAATTTCTTCAGAAGTACGTTTTCCGTCTACCTCACGAATTGTGCTTAACAAAAATGAAGATATTAATCGTTCATTGTTAGTATTTTTATTTTGTTTTAAACAATATGAAAATTTAATAACTGAGTCATTAGAGCAATTAAAACTTGATTCTCCATTTTCGTTTGTAGTTAACTCAAAATCTTTGTATTGCACTTTGGTTAAGTCAATTGTTCTATTTAATATACTATTAGTTTTTGGATCTGTTACTGTTACTGGATAATCACTACCGTATGCTAAAATTCTAGATGTTAATATAATAGCTTCAACATCACAACTAGCTAGTTCTGAAACATTTATATCTTGTAGTGTAATAGATTCTATTAATTTGTCTAAAACAACCCCTTGTTGAATATATGATAAATTAGTTAATATATCTTCATCATATGCAGTCATATGACGTATTTCAATTATTCCTTCTCGCAATGGATGATCTTTTGGATATATTTTTCCTTGAGATGGTAATTGCACTATTTCAGATGGAATAGTAGACGTCTTTTTATCTACATATTGTTGTTTTGCTAAATCAATTAAATTTTTGTCGTTGTAACGATCTGTTACTTTTGTCATATAAACTCCTTTTTAATAACTTTATTATAAATATTAGTTACTTGAAAAGTAGAGTGTATATATAAATGCCGTGCCTAGTATAGCACCTATAAAACTAGTTACTTGATTTCTTTCAGATCTAGATAATTGATATCCTATTCTTTTTTCTAAGCTCCATAATTTATTGGTTCTGGGCTTTATATATGTAAATAACATTGTTGGAACTACAGTAAATGCTAATGATGAAAATTTTGGATTTCTTGTTAACCCTCTTGTATTATAATATGTGTAAAAATAAGTACTAAAAAATCCGACTGTAAATGGAATTCCTGGATTATAATCTTGATATCCTTTAGTCCTGCCTATTATATAATCGTTCATTTGTATTGTGGTAAATGGCTGTCCTTTTTCTTTGTATAATATAGACAATTTATTATTTTTTTTATATCCAAATACAAGTTCTGATGGTATATCTTTTATAAAATTATTTTTTTTATAAAATATAATATCATGATTAGTAAACAATATCTTTCCAACTATAGGTTTTTCTTCAAACCGGAAGATAGTATCTTGACAATATATATTGTAATTACAAATAAAGAATAAAAGAAAATATAGATATTTCATATGTTACCGGGCTATTATTGTAACAGTATGAATGATGATGACTTATTTATATATAAATATTATAAACCAGTAAAAATGGGAGCAAAATACTCCCATTGTTTTTAATAAATTAATATTTTAATACTGCAAAGTCGTATGACAATGTTAATGAAATCTCTACAGCTGCTTCATTTGACCAATCCATATCACCAAATGATGCATCACTAATATAAGCTCCATTTAATTCCCACTCTTCTATTTTCTCGCCGGTTGGTGATAATGAGTAAAAATTAATGTTTCTTTTATATTTAGCTGGTCCGGTTGCATATCCATCTCTACCTGTTAATGATTCATGATGATTACGAACCCAATTCATTACTGCTTGAGCGCCTGACGGTACGATAGCATCATACAATGTTATAGTGATATCTTGCCATCTTGTTTTACCTTTAACTTTTCTTTCAACATTAATGTGATCTAACACTACGTTACCATTATTAACACTTGGTCTACCAGAAGCTTTAATTAAATGAGATGGAATATCTTCAAATTCCATAATAAACCTATTGGTCATTTTAGGTTCCCAATCAAATGCTTTAGCAAATAAGTCAGTGTAATCAACTCCTGCTAAGTTTTGATTTAGTTGGGTTTGTCCTTGATTTGGTAATTTTTTAAGTAAATCTATGTTTATTGACATTGTATATCCTATTTTTATATAAATATATTCATTTCTAAAAATTAATCAGGAAATGAAGCACCAGTTGGTTGAATAGTGAAGTCTAACACAATAAATTCCGCAGTTCTGGTTGGCTGTAAAAATAATTGACCTATTAAAAAGTTTTGATCAATTACATCTGGAGTGTTATTTGTTTCATCCATTATTACACGGAATGCACTTAAACCTGACTGAGCTACTATATCTTGTAAATAAGGATTTACTATTTGCAAGAATCTATTTCTCGTTGATGCTGTATTTTGTTCGAATACTAAAAATCTTGTTGCCGAAGCAATGAATTTTTTAACTGTAATTAATAATCTTCTAACGTTTACTCTATCTAAAGCAGACGGTAAAGCTTGTAATGTTTTTTGTCCCCAAATACATACTCCTTCATTTGGAAAGTTTGCAATTGGATTAATTCTATTTTCATATAATTCATCACGATCTGATTGAGAAAGTCTTATATATGTTTTAGATACCATAGACAAACCACCTCTATTTAATCCAGCTGGGGCAAACCATGGATGTGCAATTCTATCAGTAAATGATAAAACACTAGGTACAACTACAGATGGTGGAACCCATAATGCTTTAGGAGCTCCTACCGGTTGAGTTAATACCCATGGATAATATGTTGCAGCATAACTTGAATCTAATGTTTTAACGGTAGTTTTAGCAGTGCTAATATTACTTGTTTTTCCTACTGCATCCATTACATAAAATGCATCTGCTCTAGATTCGCATAATGTTATACCAGCATTTGTTACTGATGAATGTAATTCATGAACTACACCTGGTGTTATTAACATATTAAAGTCGTATTGATCTGTATTTGATAATGTGTTAAATGCATTTTTATATGCAGTCGTTCCAGATTTCCCATCTGCAGAACAATCAAATCCAAATGCATTAGTGGAAGATATATTTTCTCCTGCATATTTTGGTAGATTTGGTCTAGAACCATCAAATCCTCCTTGAATAGGAATAATAAATTTTCTAGTAGAAACTGCTACTCTAGAATCTATAATTCCAGCATCTAATGCAGTTCCAATACTTCCACTATATGGAGCTGAAGACGGGAAGCTAGCTGCTGCGTCTTGATTGAGATCTCCTAAATAAAAGTCTACGTTTGATCCAACTGACGATCCAGACGTTGGAGTAGGAGCAAGATAATTTAAATTATTTTCGTTAGTATAATCAAATCCAAAGAATATATTAGAATTATATCCTGATGACCCAATTTGGGTTGTTATATTTGAAGTAGCAACTAAATTAATACTCGCAGACGGATTTGCAATTGGAGAACTTATTGCTTTGAATCCAAATGGTACGGCACTAGGATTAATTTTATTTTCAACAGATGTTGCAACTTCAATTCTTATATATTTTGAATTATTTTCATAAGTTCCTGATTCAACTAGTCTTTTAGATGCAGCATCTATATATTGATGTACATCTCCAATTACTTTGGAAATATATCTAGGTGAGTCTGGATTTAAACTTAAGTTAGTAAATGATTCTAATATGTTAGGAGATATATCAGTGTCATTATAATCAAATGGAGATGCTAATATATTTTTATTATTAACTCCTCTTACTACTAAATCAAATTTACCATAGCCGGTTTGCTCTGGATTTTCTGCGGCAGTAATAATATTTTGTATACCTATTTTAAAATCATAATTTTCTCCATTGCCATGAGATAATGCATGTGCTTTAAATAAGTTTTTTGTTGTTCCACTTATTTTTTGTGATGTAATAAATGGGGTAGATGGTGATTTAAAGTCTTGTAAATATTCATAATTACTTATTATCTGCATTTTAACAGATACATTGCCTAAATTATTAAATTGACTTTTAATATTTTTGTTTTCATATTGAACATATACTGGATAATCAATTGACTTTGGATTTCTTCCAAATATTTTTTCGATATATGCATTACTAGAATCATTAATAGAAGCTGATACAACTGTATTAACACCTGTTGTTGAAGCAAATCCAGAATAACCAGGATATGTTGCGTCAACTCCATATGAACCAGAAATTTTTACAGAGAATGATCCTGACTCTCCATTTGATATAGATGACTTTTCAAATATATTTGAATCAGCTGAATAATTTATAGGAACGGTTGGATGAAGAATATGGGATACAAAGCTTTTCTTTCCTGCTCCAGAACCAGATTCAGCAATAACTGCTAATGCTCCATTTGTTAATTTATATCCATTTTCATACAATAATCTTGTAACAGTTAATGTTCCTGCATTATCTAGATATTCTTTTGCTGTAAATGGTAAATATGAATCTTCTGTATATGATCCGAATATACTTTCAAATTCAGCGTAATTTTTTACTTTTGTTGGTATTTGTGCTGGACCTTTAATAGTTGGTCCAATTAAAGCAGCTCCTATTTCACCAATTCCTTGAGGTAAAAATGACTGATCAATTTCATTAGTAAATACGCCTGGCGATACAATTCTTTCGGCCATCGATTATTCTCCTATAATTATGTTTATTATAAATATATAACAAAACTTGAAAAAACTAGTTATTTGGCGTAAATGTGCCTTCTTGAAGATTTATTTGGCCTTGACCATATTTTTCTTGCAAACTTTGAACTAGTTCTTGTTCTTGTTTTCTCAATTCATCAAATTTGTTAAATATTTCATTTTTCTTTTCTTCAATCATTAGCAATTGGTTGCTTAATGTTTTTTCATCAATTTGTAATAAACCCAATGAATTGGTACATTCTGTGAATTGTCCTTGTACATTTGTTATTGATTCAATATCTGTTTTATCTAATTTTTTTGATTTCATGTTGTAACTTTCTTTTAATTTTATTATAATGAAAATTTATTTATAATCCAAATCTCCCTTTTAATGCATTGTAGTTGTGTAAAACTTCATTTGCTGATAAGGCGCGGTTGTATAATTGAAGACTTGGTATATTTGCATTTAAATTAGTGGAGGGAATATTATCTCTACCTATTTCAAAATTAGTATTACCTGATGCTGGGATTCCTGTTTGTGCTTGACTACTATTAAAAACACCATTTTGATATGCCTTTATTAAACCCTCAGATGTTGACCATGTAAAGGTCATATTATACCAAACACCTGTAGTAGTAGTAATAACAAATCTATTAATTCCTGCACCACCATTATTATACATATCCCATCTAGAAAATTGAGGTCTATTGTATATCCAAAACATATCAGCACTTCCTCCAGAACCTCCATAAAAATGCATTATTGGCATACCTGTACCACTACCTTGTTGTTGTTTATACCAAAGATTTACAGTATAAGCTGAATTAACCATATTCCATATTGATCCTAGATTTGAAAAACCTATATAACCATCAGTACCATCAAAATCAAATGAGGAAGGAGATCCATCTTCCCATGTTGCATCTGTAGATATAGAACCAGATACAGCAGTATCTACAGTATTAAATGTTTTTAAAGTACTAGTACTAGGTATAGTACTTGCCCTATTTGCAGCATCCATATTGAATACTAGCCCATCCGCTATTATTGGGGTTGATATTGAACCTCTTCTGATTCCCATATTATATTGATTTTATTATTGTTTTAATATTATAACCTGCATTTGTAGAGAAAGCTGCTAATTGTGCTTGACTTTCTGATACATGAACTTTCATAACTAAATCTGATGTTGAGCCAATATCAGTTGTGGTAGTCTCTGTGAAATTAAGACTTGAACCATTCCATACAGACATTATATTTCCTGCACGTGCGTTTGACCCCGAATGAGCAGTGTATTCAAAGAATGCTCCTCCATATGAACTTGTATCCAATCCATAAATTGACTGCGTTACGTTAGCGTTATTAGAACTTATGACTGCGGTTGTGTATAAAGATTGTGGTGATTTTCCTATGTAAACTTCTCCTGAAGCTGACGCTTCTAGTACTGGAAGACCTGATCGATCATTTGCAGTAAATATAACTCCATCTAAATCATCATCTATTGAAAATAATGTACCTTCTGATCCTATTACTTCAAATACTGTTGAACCTGATGATTCTACTGATAATCCTCCTGAACCTGTTATAGATAATGATCCTGTTATACCTGCGTTTCCTGTAAATGGGAATGGATCTGGTAAATTTGTTAATTGTGAACCATCACCTTTAAATGCCGAAGCTGTTATAGGACCATTTAATTCAAATATTGGAGTATACACATCACTTTCTAGTGTTATTTTACCAGTTCCGGAAGTATGAGCAAATGCAGCATGGTCATCTGCATTTGTAGTTCCCCAACCAATTTTATTAGTCGAATATAAATAAAGATTTTTCCATCTACGATTATAAAATCCTAAATCTTGTTGATTTGTCGCAACAGGTTTAAATGATGTGCCTAATTGAACTCCATAATCTGTTCCAGCTGCTTTATAAGTTAATGTACCTAACCCCGTAAGTGTTGTTTTATATGAGCCGCCACCATCTTTACTTAATATTAATGTAGATGTTGCAGCTCTTGCTGCTATTTCTAATGTTGGGTCTGACTCATCATAGAAAAAATCTAATCTATTTTCATAATTAGTAGATGCATCGCCTTCATGTATTGTAAAAGCAGATCCAGATGGCATTTCTATATCTATTGATCCAGATACATTTAATGAACCTGTTATTTGAATGTCATTTGTTGTAGATGCACCTTGGTCTGTTACTTGTTGTAGTGTTGGTGTTGAACCTGCTGGTAAATTTGTTAAATTTGAACCATCACCTTTAAATGCTGAAGCTGACACATATGAAAATGAAGAAGTAGTACCTAATGTTAAAGTAGTATCCCCATCATTTGTTTTAATTTCAGCTTCACTTGAAACACTTTTTACTGAAAATCCTCCAGTTGATCCTGACATTATTAAAGAACCATCTGTAAGGGCCATATTGGAGGAATTACCTGTAAAATCACCTCCTACTTGTAATCCATATTTTAAATAGTTATTATGTACGTTAGCAGCATTTACAAATCCAGGACCTCCGAAATTAACTACTCTATTTCCATTAACAGAAGTAATACCTATTGAAGGTGCAGAATTATTATTGCTGTTCATTATGCCCTGTAATGTTATAGAGCCAGAACCTGCAAAAGTTCCTTTTTTATTTAGTTGTAAAATACTATAAGGTACTGCACTATAACCATCATGTGCTATTTTAACATATGAATCTGGAGATGCTACTGATGGAGAAATTGAACTAGTTACACCAAAATAAGTTCCATACCCTGAACTAAGTCCACCTGGAGGAGAAAATGCTTGAAAATGTTCTTGAATACTTACAACTCTAGTTTCAGAAGAATTATATAATTCAAACAAGCCATCATTTATAGAATGTCCTATATGAACTGTTTTTTGATCAGAGGCATTTTTTAATGTTATAGTTGGAGTTCGTTGACCACTATAAGGTTCCGTGGAAAATTCTATACTAGCTGGGGAAGAAGTTGTTGGTTTAAAGATAGTAGAACCTGAAACTATTATACCTTGTTCTGCTCTTAAAAGTTGTTCTGCTTTTAAAAGACCATTAACATGAATTTCATCTGTTGTTTGTCTACCTAATTCTATAGTAGTCCAATCATTTGCATTACCTACATATAAAACATTTCCAGTATGTGATAAAGCATTTGCATTGTTTAATTTGAAAGAAGATCCCGATATCGTTCCTGCGGTAATTGCATTTGAGGTAACATTACCTGCTGTTGTTACTGCATCTAAGGTTGGTGTTGAACCTGCAGGGACATTTGTTAATCCAGATGCATCGCCAGCAAATGATCCGGTGAAATATGCAAATGACGCAGTAGCAGTAGTAACACCAGATGTTAAATTACCTCTATTAATGAATACCTCATTTGAAGATGATACTTGAAATAATGGTAAACCTGAAATATTATTTACTTCCATTAAAACACCATCTAATCCATCTGCTACTGAAAATAGTGGGCCTGCTGATCCTTCTACTTCAAATATTCCTGATTGACTTACTGAACCTGATCCTATTAATCTTAATGCTGTTGAGTCTGTGTCTCCAACTGTATATGATTGTGATACTATTAATGAGCCAGTAATTAAAGCGTCACCTGTAAATGGGAAAGGTGTTGATGGAACATTTGTTAATTGTGACCCGTCTCCTCCAAAAGATCCGGTGAATAATCCATATGATGCGGTAGCTGTCCCACTACCTGATAAATTTCTTGATGCAGTTATTTCTGCTAGAACGGCATTACTGCCAGATAAAATGACTTTTTTCCAGTTTGGCATTTACTTCTCCTATTATGGTTGGTTACAGTATTAATACTGCCCACTTCCCTTTCGGGCCAACAATAAGTTTATTTTAATATAAATATATAACTATTTAGATTCATTAACAATTAATTGTAATTTAACAACTGCTTCATAAACCTTTTGTACTTCTTCTCCTTTAAATGTATGATTTTTAATTAACCCCATCATCCATATTGCTTCAGATTTTGTGAATTGTGGTTGAAATTGTGTATTTTTAGATTCTTGAAACTTTTTAGATGACCGATTAATATTGGTATCTTGTTTTTCTATAATAACATTTTTTTTATTTTGATTTCTTACAAAGGCCATATATAACTTTCTATATTGATTATAATAATAAATATTTAATAATACAAATTTATATATAAAAAAGCAGGGAGAATCTCTCCCTGCTTTAAAAATATAATATAAAATTAAATATACTTAATATAATTAATAATTATCCTGCATATACAAATAGATCACCACTAGCGTCAACTTTAAAGTTACCTACTTGTGTTATTGCGGTTAATGATCCGGTAGTTACTAATGGTATATGTGCTCCTACTGTTGCTGCGGTTGCACCGTGGCTAACAGCGCCATTACTTAAAGATAGTCTTTGTAATTCTTTATCAACAAATAATGATGAACCTTGCCCAGAACTAAATGAATCAACAGTTGGTTCAGCTGAAACTCCTCCAAATATAATACCTACATCGCCGGCAGCTGCGGCATCTGAACCAGATTGTAATAATATGAATTTGTCTTCAATATTTAAATTGGCAGTTCTAACTTCTGTAGTTGTTCCGTTAACTATTAAATCACTTGTTACTGTTAAATTACCAGCTATTGTAATATTATCAGTTAATTTATCGCCATTAACTGAATCGTCTGCAATTGTTACTGCACCAGTTGAATCTAAAGTTACGTCGCCTGATACTGCTACTGAGTTAACATCTGTTCCATCACCAACTAAAATCTGTCCTGCTGTTTTAGCATCTAAATCAGTAGGTGCATTTGAACCACCACCAACTTTAATAGTACCTTGAGTCATGTTAGCTAATTTTGCGTTAGATACTGCATCGTTAGCAATAGTAAGTGCAGTTGCACCTGTTACATCTCCTGTGTGAGTTGCATTTGATACTTTCGCTGTATTTAATACAATTGAACCGCTTACTGCGTTTGATAATTTATCTCCAGTTACTGCATCGTCAGCAAGTTGAGTTGCTGTTATACCACCAGATTTAACTTGTAATTGTTCTGATCCATCAAAATCAATAGTTGAATCATCAATCGAAGCTGATATTTTATTATTTGATGGTATTACAATACCTTTACCTGCTGATAATGTAGATGCTGCTGGAGAGAATGTAAATGCTCCATTTGCACCAACTTTTACTAAATCACCTGTTGTTGGTGTATCTGCAATACTTCCAGATAACATTGTTGACGTTACTTTATCATTTGCAATAGATAATACTCCTGCATTTGATAATGTTGCATCTCCAGAAACGCTTGTTCCTGTTGGGACAGCTGATGCGTTCCCCATTAATATTTGGCCGGCTGTTAATGCCTTACCAACTTGATTTGCTCCTGCTCCTGCGCCTACTACTACTTGATTAGAAGCAATACCAGCATTTTGTACATTTGCTAGATCAGCGGTTGAACCAGAGACAATGACTTTTTTCCATGTTGCCATTTTAAATCCTTTTTGTTTTTAATTTTTATTATATTTTTATTTAATTATATTATGTATGCTTTATACTATATATAAATACCATTATATTAAGAAAACGAGATCAATCTAAACCTACCCAAAATGAACTACCGGAATACATAATTCCTCCAGAAGATGGATTAGGTGTTGCTCTTTCTTGTTTTCTTAATGTCATTATACTTTGTGATGTTATTATCAAAGCTGAAGTACTATTATTTTCATGTACTTCTAATATATTTGTTTCTGCGCTATCAGGTTTAAATTGTAATGATCCTGTAACAAATGTGTCTGTAGTAAATATTTGTTCTATTGTATCACTACCATCTTTTGATCTTTTGAAAAATAATTTTCCGTCATATACATTAATTGATAATTCTCCAGATTGTAACGTACTTACTAATGGAGTTGATCCTGCAGTTGTGGATCTTCTTAATCTTATTACGTTTCCTGTCGACATTCGTTAAAATGATCCCCCATCAATTACATGACTAAATTTTAATCCGCCTCTAGAAGTTTGATATGCAATTTCATGATATCCGGAGTTACTCATAGTTGCATATGTTGAACTACCAGTAAAAAATAATGATCCTGTAAATAAATGTGTATCGTCTAATGTGTCACCAAATATGGTTGATCCAGAAGAGAATGATTGTGTAAAGAATGATACAGAAGATGAAACAATGTATTGTGTAGCTACTAAATTACCATTTATATTGAAATTAGTTTGGCCACCAGTAGTTGATAATGTTACTAGATCTGTTGATCCGCTGGATATTTTAAATATATCATCTGTTCCAACATTTAATGAAGCTGATACGGGACTTGCTGCTGATCCTGTTGCTAGGAAATGTCCTCCGCCTCCGGTACTAGGACTAGCTTCATCTAATCTAGTTTTAACCATTTTACCAGTATAGATATATGATTCTACTACATAAGGTACGAGGTTAGCAGCATTTGGAGATCCTATAGTTCCATAATCAACAGGATCTTCTATAAATAATATTCCTGCAAATTGATCTAGATACCAATCAATACTAGAATCTGCAGCAATTTGTGGTCCATTTGTAGAATAAATTTTTGCATTATATTTATTTGCATCTCCCTTTAAAGAAGATTGATTTGGTGGAACTATTTGTAAAGCTCCTCTCGAACCACTTAAATGAAATCCATCTTGAAATACTCCAGTACCTTTAGCTGGATTAGATGAATTTACATTATATGAACCAGTTATTTTTAATGCATATCCATGATACGTTGTTACTCCAGTTCCTTCGCCTGTTTCAGCATCTGTTGCTTGATAAAATGAATCTGGAATTGGAGATAATTCAAATCTTACTTTTTCAACATTTGTAGTTAATGCAAATAATGTTCCTGACGGATCGTTAGGTACTTCTTCTCCAAATACAGTTGATGCTGCAACTGATACTGTAGAACCTATTGTTTCTCCTTCTATTGTTAATCTAGTACTAGTTTGTGCTTTACCGGATAATCGCTTTACTGCAATTTCTGTTAATGTATCATTTACAAATGAATTAGCCATTTTTTATTTTCCTATTTTTTATTTAATATCTCTTATAAGTTACCAGATGAAACATTTTGTAATATTGGCACAGTTACACTGTTACCATCATTACCTGATGTAACGTTTGTATAATTAAATGCTATAGCATCAATATTTCCGGTAAACCCTTCTGGCAATATAATATGAATACCAATTATATCATTAGCTGATACAACTCCGCCGGCGTTGTCTTTCCATGGAATAACACCGGTTGGTACAGTTGTTCCTCCTGATAAAGTAACATTTTCAGTATAACTAATGTTACTAGTTGAAGATGCTAATGGTACATAATGATTTGAAGTATTTAAAGTGTTTAGTCTAGAAAATGTTCCATTTCCTACTGGATCAGCCCATGCATTGGCTA